AGTCGGCACAAGAGACTCTGTCAGCGCAAAGACAGGAGGCAAAAGAAGATTATGTAGGCGCATATAAAAGCTCAGAATCAGCAACAGCATTTACTAACCCAGAATATGCACCTGAGTTTAATCAAGTGTTAATTAATTCACTCAGAGATTTTAGAGGTGGGGAGGGTGGTGCGCCTGCCACATTTAGACTATTAGATGAGGCAATGGATCAACTTGCTAATGGGGCTAGTATACAAAGCCTATTCGATTTAAGACGGGCTATAGTTAAGCAACAAGCGGCTGGCGGTGCTGAAAGGGGTGCTTCAACGGCTTTAAAAAATGGTCTGGATGATGTTCTTATGCAGCAGATGGATCGTAACCTTTTATATGGTAATCCAGCCAGTGTAGCTAAGGGATTAGAGGCCATAGGTAAATTTAAAGACTTCCAGAATGTATGGAACAGCAAAGGTATATTAAAAACACTGACAGCGAGAGAAATGCGCGATGGTGAACTATCCTTAATTGTTGACCCTAAAGAAGCGGCTAATCACATTCTTGGAAAAGGAATAGCAAAAACCACAGATAAGAAAAACCTTACCCGTGACCTTTTAGCACTCAAAAAACAACTACCATTGCAGCAATGGGATGCAATTAGACAAGAAGCATTTATCCTACTTGCAGAAACATTACAGCCCAGTGCAATGGTAGAAAAACAAGCAAGCCTTCAATTTAATAAAGCATGGCGCAACATGAAAAAGAACAATAATACATTAACAAAATTATTATTTTCTAAGCAAGAAATTGGAATGATTGACAATTTGGCAAGCACATCAGCATTAATTGCAGGAACAACAAAAAACACATCAAATACAGCAGCAGCGTCATTTGGAATTTTTGGAAGATTAATTACTTCTTTAGGTTCTACAAATGCCGCTCAGATGGCTGGCAGAGTAATTGGCTTAAAAGCTTTAAGGAATATGTGGGGTGATATGCGCCTGGTCCCTGCTCTTAAAGGATCGATGTCTAGCCCACAGGTTGGTCCATTGCCTGCTATTTCTGGTGCGATGACAACACAGGGTGAAGAGAACCCCATAATTCAAGGTGTAGAAAACACTGCTAGATTCACAGGAGCCATGAACTAATGACACAAATGAAGGAAGACGAGATCCAGGGCGCAGTTAAAGCCGCCATAGAAGCCGCCATTGATTACGTTGATTCTGGCATCCGAGAAGAACGAGAACGCGCTCAGAAGTATTTTGACGGGGCTGTAGACCTAAGTCATGAAGAGGGACGATCAAAAGTTGTCTCGACTAAAGTCAGAGATGTTGTGCGTGGCGCAAAGCCTGGACTAATGCGCGTGTTTTTGAACAATGATAAGTTTGTTGAGTTTATTCCTAAAAGTGTTGAAGATGTGGCTAATGCCGAGCAAGCCACGGCCTATACGCACTGGGTGTTTGATAAAGTAGGCGGTTACAACGTATTAAGCAACGCCATCCATGACTCGCTTATTAAAAAAGTGGGCATTGTAAAAGTGTGGTGGAATAACGCCACAGTTGCTGAGTCTCATAGTTATGAAAACTTATCAGATGAAGAAGTTGAAATGCTGGTGTCAGATGATGAGGTTGAGATCATTGAACACTCGCAAGAGTTAACAATGGAAATGGATGAGATGGGGATGGAGGTGTCTCGCAACGTCCACTCCATGTTAATTTCGCACAAATATGAAGAGGGCGAAATGGTCATTGAAGGTATCCCTCCGGAAGAGTTTTTCATCGATGGGTCGGCTAAATCGATTGATGATGCTTATATTGTTTGTCATAAGTCTGAGAAACGCGCTGGCGATCTAATTGGAATGGGATTTGATCAAGATGTGATTGATAACCTGGTTGGCGAAGACGATGACGCAAACAATCAAGGAGAAGAAAAATTATTACGCTTTGGTGAAGATTTAGACTCCTCAGACCAAGCGGTCAATGATCCATCAATGCGCGTCATCGTGGTCACTGAGGCGTATTTAAAAATCGACATTGAAGGTGATGGCGTACCTACTCTGCACAAGTTTTTGTGCGGTGGCACTAACTATGAAATCTTAGAGCAAGAACCCTGGGACAAAGCCCCATTTGCTGATTTCCATGTGGACCCAGAGCCCCATGCATTCTATGGCAGAAGTCTGGCTGAACTGGTCATGAATGACCAAGATACGACCACTAGCGTATTGCGTGGCATATTAGACAACGTTGCCCTGGTTAACACTCCACGCCTTGAAGTTAACGAGGATTTAGTGGAAATGACTGATGTGCTAAATAACGAGATCGGGGCAGTGATCCGCAGTGAACAAATAGGCTCAGTAAACCCCCTTGTAGTGCCATTTGTGGCAGGGTCCACCCTACCAGCACTTCAATACCTAGACATGCTTGTGGAGGAGAAAACAGGCATCTCTAAGATGTCTATGGGGCTCAACGCAGACGCTTTGCAGAACACCACAGCCACTGCAGCCGCTATAACTCAGCAGGCCTCAGCAGGCCATGTGGAAGTCATGGCGCGCAATCTCGCTGAGGGCATGAAGCGTTTATTCCAGCTCATGCTACACGTTTCTATTAAAAACAGCCCAGACGAGCAAATAATGCGACTCAATGGTGAGTTTATCAGCGTTGACCCACAGGTGTGGAATAGTTCAATGGATATGCAGATTAATGTCGGATTAGGCACAGGCCAGGAAGATGTTAAGGCCGCAGCTTTAATGCAAACATTTCAGACGCAGCAGCAAATTTGGCAAACCTATGGTCCAACTAATGGCCTGGTCACTATGACAATGATGCGAAATACCCTGGCAGATACTTTGTCTTTAAGTGGTATAAAAAATGCTGATCGTTATTACGCGCCTATGAGCCCAGAAAGTGAAGCTCAGTTAATGGCTCAGATGGCAGAGCAAGCCGCAGAGCAGGCCGCACAAGTTGGTCAGCAAGGCGATCCAGTGGCAGAGGCAATGGTCACATCTGAACAGATCAAGGCCCAGGCGAAGATGCAGGGCGATCAGATGCGAATGCAAGGAAAAATGCAGGGTGATCAGATTAAACTGCAAGCTGATATGCAAGTTAAAGCGGCTCAAATGCAAAGCGCACAGGGCAAAGAACTGGCTGATTTACAACTTAAATACCGAGAGTTGCAGTCTAGTGATGACCTAAATCGTGACAAAATGAACCAAGATTTGTTAGTGGAGGCCGCAAAAATACTGGGACAATACGGAACAGCCGTTGATGTTGAGCGTGTAAGGGCTCTGCAAGCGGCTCCCAGGCTAGGTAATGTGCAATGATTTTAAAGAACCAAGCCCAGAAGTTATTGGCAGACGAGACTTTTTTGGCTATTTTTGTTAGTATACGAACATCTCAGTGTAACAAGTTCTTACATTCTGGTAAGGATGACATTGAAGTAAGAGAAGAGGCCCACTCAATATTGAGGGCTTTAAATGAAATTGAGAATGTTTTGACCCGTGTAGTAACGGATCAAGATTTTCGAGATAAACGCATCAAATAAAAGGAAGCACCGTGGAAGCGACTACCGAAATCAGCATGGACAATGCAGTTGAAGCGTTACTGGCTCAAGAGTCAGAAACAGCCGAAGTTGAAACTACCGATACCGAAACGGAAGAAGTAGAAGATGACGAGGTTGAAGAAGCCGAAGTTGAAGATTCAGATGATGATGCAGATGATGCAGATGACGATGAAGATGAATACGAAGGTGATGAATATGAAGCATCGGACGAAAAGGAAGCCGATCAAAGTGGCCTTGAAATGTATCCCGTTAAAGTTGATGGTGAGAATTTTCAAGTAACCCTAGATGATCTAACGCGTGACTATTCAGGCAATGCCAAAATTCAAAAACAGTTTAGACATAACGCAGAGATGCTCAAGAAAACGGAAGAAGCTTATAACAGCTTAAACCAGCAACGAACGCAGATTGATCAATACTCACAACAGTTAAGTCAGAACGGCCTTGTGCCAAGACCCACTGCCCCTACAAGGGAACTGTTTACCAATGACCCTATTGGTTATATGGACGCAGACCTCCTATACAGGGAGAACATGGGCTTGTATCAAGCTGATCAACATCAACTAAAGCAAAATGGTGAGGCAGTGCAACAAGCCCAGGCAGAAGCTAACCAGGCAAACTTGCAATACCAGCAGGAAGAACTTAAACGATTAATTCCAGATTTTGCAGATGCTAAAAAAGCAAAAAAACTGAAAGATAATTTAATTAAGCATGGTGGAACACGCGGTTTTACTGAGGCTGAACTTCGTTCAGTTGTAGACGCAAGAACCATGAGAACTCTTCATGAAAGTATGCTTTATCAGCAATCGTTGGAGGGCAAGAGTGATGTGCAAGCAAAGCTTAAACGAGCCCGTCCGTTGATGAAATCAGGTGTTAAGAAAACTGGCGAATCTGTTAAAAGTGTTGAACAAAAGCTTATGTCTAAATTGAAAAAATCTGGCAGCATCAATGACGCTGCTGCCTTGTTGTTTAATAGTTAAATACTTGATTCTAAAGGAATTATCATGGCACAACCTACTAACACGTTTGATACATACGATAGCAATGCGCTGAAGGAAGACATCTCCCCAATAATTTATTCGGTTGATCCTTCTGAAGTACCTTTGCTTAGTTCTATTCCAAAAACTTCCGCATCAAACACGTTGCATCAATGGCAGACGGATACACTTCGTGCTGCGGTTTCAACTAACAAGCACATTGAGGGTGACGCAACTACCGCAGAAGCTCGAACTTCAGTTGCTCGTATCCATAACTTCACGCAGATATTCAAGAACGCTGTAACAATTTCTGGCACTGACCAGAGTGTTACCAATGTTGGCTACGGCAAGCAGATGGCGCATGAAATCTTGAAAGTGGCGAAAGAGCAAAAAATGGACATGGAGTCCAGCATCTTTGCCAACTTGCCGTTTGTTGCTGGTGCAGCAGCAACCGCTCGTCAAATGGCTGGATTGACCGCATACATCAAAACCAATGTGACTAACATCACTGGCGGTGGCGGTGCTAACCCAACAGGCACAGTGCCTGGCGCAACTGCTCGTACAAACGGAGCATTGACTGTGTTTAACCAAACTAAGTTTGATGCTTGTATGCAGCAAGTGTGGGATTCAGGCGGTACACCTGACACGGTCTATCTAACCAGCGCGCAGCTTCAACGGGCACTTGGATTTACCGGCAATAATAATGAACGCGCCACGGCTCAAAATGGCAAGGTCAGTCAT